AGTTCTTATCTAAGGAATCACAACAGAAGGTATTGGTAGGTCATAGAATCACTAGCCCTATGTTATTTGGTGTTAAGGATCAGACAGGATTAGGTAATAATGCTGATGAGATTAAGACTGCATTCACCTTGTTTGATAATAGTGTGATCAGACCTAAGCAGAATCAGGTGATAGATGCCTTAGATCAGATCCTAGCCTTTAATAATGTCTCATTGAGTCTATACTTCAAAACATTAACTCCTTTAGAGTTTACTGAGATTGAAGATATTAATGATGAGGAAGTAATAGAGGAAGAAACAGGAATCAAACTAGCAGCAGATCCTGAATTCACTAAAGATGATGAAAAGGAATGGTTAGAACACCTAGCTGATAAGGGAGAAGATATCAATGAAGAGGAATGGGAATTAACTGCGGTGCAGGATGTCTTAGATCCAGATAATGAGGATCAGATCGTAGAGGCTATCACTTCTGTGAATATGGCAGCAGTTTCTTCATATGGTGATGCTGAGGAGAGATCTTCAGGAGATGCAGGTATGTTTAAGATTCGCTATAGATATTCAGGATCATTGAGTGCTAATAGCAGAACATTCTGTGTTGAGATGGTTGGATTATCTGATTCAGGTAAGGTCTATAGAAAAGAGGATATCAATCAAATGAGTTTCTCTGGAGTTAATGGTCAATTCTCGCCTAAGGGCAGAAGCACATATTCTATCTTCAAGTATAAGGGAGGAGCATATTGTCATCACAAATGGCAGCGATTGATCTATACTAGAAAGAGATCAGGAGGTAAGTTCTTACCAAAGAGCCAGACAGAGGCATTAGAGAATGATAAGAGAGTAGCACCTTCACAGGCGGCAGCAGCAGGTGTACCACAGAGTAAGATTAATCCTAAGGATTATGATACTGCAAATACTCGCCCTATAGATATGCCGAACAGAGGAAAATTAAACTAATATGGCACAGGTACTATTTGTCAGCCCTGCTGATGTTATAAAGAGAACAGGTATCAATGGGAATGTTGATCGTGATCAGATGATTCAATTCATTAAGATCGCTCAGGATATTCATGTACAGGGTATCATGGGAACTAGATTATTTGAGAAGTTCAAAACTGATATTGAAGCAGGAAATATACCTACTAACTACCAGACTCTCTTAGATGATTACATTCAGGATATGGTAATCCACTATGCAGCGATAGAGATATTGCCTTATATCCACTTTAAAGTAGCAAATGGAGGCATCTATACTAAAGGATCAGAGAATGGAACGAGTGTTACTAAGGAAGATTTAGATTATTTAGTACAGAAGGAGCGAGATATAGCAGAGCATTATGCTAGGAGATTTGTAGATCATATGAGTTTCAATAATGCTACATATCCAGAGTACAATCAGAATAACAATGATGATATGTACCCTAGCAAGAATCAGAATTTTGCAGGATGGGTTCTGTAAAGAATACCTATAAGCCTAAGAAGGCTAACATACAGAAGTTGAAGAAGTACCTCATGAAAAAGAATAAGAAGAATGGCTAATACTATAAATTGGGGAAAGATATATGAGTCTACCTATTGGGGGAATACTGACAATAATATAAGTTGGGGTAAGGCATATGCTGATTTAGCAGGAGTTGTTCCTGCATTAGTAAGTGAGTTTGTATCAAGGGTAGAGGCAGATGGAGGTAGTGTTGAGTCTACTGAATGTATGTCTACTGATTTAACTTTCCTTGTAAATAACCCAGAGCCTTCTGCATTTGATGCTGACTATCAAGCGATATTAGACAGGTCAACTACTTTAGGCTACACCGCACCAAGTGCAACACAACAAACCTTGCAGAATACACTTGTAGAGGATTTGAAAACTGCGGGTGTTTGGGATAAATTAGATGTGTTCTATTGTTTCGCTACGGATGGCGATAGTGACTTTGCGACATTGAATTGGAAAGCACCGAGCAGTTTCCAAGCGACTAAAACCAATAGCCCGACATTTACGGCAAATGAAGGTTTTGCTCAAAGTGGTACGGCATCTCTTGATACTGGCTTTGTATTAGATACTCACGGCACAAACTATACGCAAAATAATGCGGGGGTGTTTGTAGCGTTCCCAACTTTAAGTTCAACATCTTTAGTCAATAACCGACCATTTGGTACGGATGTAGAAAATAACTATTTAAGTTCAAGAATTGATATAGATGGGGTGAACAATATCAACAGAATATGGTTAAATAGCACATCTCAACGACTTGCTAATTACCTTATCTACAAACAAGATGATACTATTCATTTTTACAACAGAACATCAAGCACTAGTGTGAATCAACGAAACACGGATTTAGTTGGCGAAAATACAAGCACTCTTTCTGGAAATGTACCAAGCGAACCACTCATAGGCAATGAACTTATACTTTTGAGATTCTTTACTGGTTTGTTTGAGCAAACGGCAAAAATGGGAATCTTCGCTTTAGGCTCATCGCTCACAACGGCAGAGATGCAAGATGTAGAAGAAGCGTGGTACACTAACTATTTCACATCACTATGATAGTATTAAAAGCAACACAAGCGCAGTATGATGCGTTGGATGGATATAGAAACGGAGACAACCTTTTGAAGTTCGCTAAAGATGGCAACGACAATTGGATTGTAGGAACTGCGGTATTAGATGATTCTGCCTTTGCAGCAATACACGATGACTTAAATGAATTGGAACGCATTGAATATGTACCCGTTCCCGAACCACAAAACGAAATAAGCTAATGAGTTTTTTTGACGATGCAAGTTTAGCATTCCTACCAAGCGGAGCAGCAGGTAAAGATGGAAAAGCGTATAGCATAAAGCCTACTAATGGTGATGGCGACTTCACCTTTTCAAGAGGTTCAAACCTATCAGCTACTCGTGTGGGTGCTGATGGATTGATTGAGAAAGGGCGGGAGAATCTTTTTTTGCAGAGCAACCAGTTTGATACGACTTGGGTCAATTACTTGACTACGGAAACAAGCGGACAAAGTGGATATGATGGTAGTTCGGATGCGTGGTTATTGACTAAAAGTGGAGCAAACGGAACTATATATCAAAACAAATCATCAAGCGGAGTTCAAACTATTTCGGTATATGCTAAAAAAAATACAAATAGTTGGCTTCAAATATATGCAGTGGGTAGTCCAAATGTTAGGGCATACTATGATTTAGAAAATGGTGTTTTAGGGGGTTATGTTTTTAATGCCATTGAACGAGAAATTGAAGATGTTGGAAATGGATGGTATCGTTGTAGCGTTACATTTAATTCATCATTAAGTTCAATAAGACTATACCCATCGGATGGAAATAATGATGAAAGCGGCACAAGCGGAAGCATCTACATCCAAGACTCACAATTGGAAATCGGCCTCGCAGCAACTGAAGTAATTTCAACGGGTGCAACAACGGGAAAGGCGGGATTATTAGAGGACGAACCCCGTTTTGATTATTCGGGTGATTGCCCGTCTCTTTTATTGGAACCGAGTAGGACTAACTTGATTCCTTATAGTGAATACTTGACAAATAATAATAGTTTTTCATCAATCAATGTTACTTTGGAAAGTGGTTTTTATGAATCACCAGAAGGTTTAAGCAATGCATACAAATGGACTACAACAAACCCAAATTCAAATGCATTTGTTGATTTAGGTAGATTTAACACAACAATTGGAACTACATATTCTTTTTCTTTTTATCTAAAGAGCGATGCGTCAAATGTAAATGTTAAATGTTCTTTCACAAGAGGAACTACCGAGCAGATAATCGCTGAATTGACTACTGAATGGAAGCGATTTGACATTACATTCACGGCTGATAATTCAGATAAAGATTTTTTAATTCTTTTAGGTGATTATGGAATCACGAATCCAGCACAAACAATTTTTGTTTACGGAATAATGCAAGAAGCGGGCTCCTACCCAACTTCCTACATTCCGAATCATTCGGGCGGCACGATTACGAGGGGGGCGGATGCTATGCAAATTGCAAGTGGGATTAGTGATTTACTTCCTCAAGGTACAGGAACGATGTATGTAGAGGCAACTATTGAAGATGCAGTAAATACTGAAGGCTACTTGATGAGAATAGAACAAGCCTCTTTTGCAAACACTATATTTATTGCAAGAAGTGTGGCAGGTAATTTATTTGTGTCTTACCGAAATAATAATAGCACTATATTCAGTTTCCAAAAAAACAATGTTGCTGATACACTCAAAGCAGCATTTGCATTTGAAAGTGGGAATAGTGTATTGTATGTTAATGGTGAGCAGATAGATACATCTTCAGTAACTTATACTCCTGCGGTTACATATGATGATTTAAGGGTAGGTGGTTATAGCGCAAATACTGCAAATATGAGCGGTGTTGTATCTCAAGCCCTTGTATTTAAGACACGACTATCAAACGCAGATTTAGCAACCCTTACAACGATATAAAATGATTACAAGAAAATACGAGTTTGTAGATGAGGCAGCAGCAGATGTTGCAATAGACATTCTACGAGATGAAGAAGGAAACCTAACAGAAGCAGTAGTCAAGTTAGGCTACCTCGTTACAACTCCTGCTACATATGATGAGGAAGGAAATGAACTAACACCTGCTATCGTAAGTGAGGTCTATGCAGTAGATGTACATTGGAAAGATGTGCCTAATCAAGAGTGGCAGCAGTACCTTGTATGGCCTACACCTATGGGAATACATAGCTTTGGTAGTTCAAGTTCAAGAGATGAGTACGCAACGGCTTACTGCATCCTATACCCTAACTCAACATATTGTAACCCACCAATAGATGAAGATACCGAGTAGAACATCTCCAAAGGGAGGAAAGAGAGCCTGTTTATGTAGAGGAAGAAACACATACTCAATAGAGTGTTGTGATGGCTCTCTATGGGCACAGGGGATAGGTATTAGTGTAGATACTGAACCGCCTTCTGGATATACTATTGAATGGAATCAAAGTGTTTTAGACTTCCAGAATTATCAGAGTGCTTCCTTTCATGTAGGTAATGGACAGGCTCAGGCTTATGTCTATTATACTATTACAGATGTTGATGATCAGATCCTGATAGGATCAGTGAATATGGGAGGTAATACAGAGTTGGATGTCCCTGTTGATATATCAGCACTTGCTGATGGAACATTAACACTAGCTGCTTATCTAGCAGATCCGAATCAAGGTGAGACTATTACCAGAACTATTGAGAAGATAGTAGAGACAAGTGAGTATGTATATACTTTACAGGGCAGGATGGATGTGTTTGAGGCGGAGGCTTGTACTTACGCAGCGTTGAATGAATTGGTAGCGATAGAAATTAGTTAGATATGGCGAATGCATTAGAGTCAGCGAGTTTGGTAATGATACCGAGTGGCTACGAGGATGGTACATTAGGGAGTTTGAAGCCTACGGATGGCACAGGAGACTTTACCTTCAGTAGAGGTAGCAATACAAGTGCTACTCGTGTTAATGCGGATGGCTATATAGAGAAGGGGTATGAGAATACTATTATTGGTTCTAATGATTTCGCAAGAGATGACTCGTCTTACCTTATAACAAATGGTGAAGCAGGATATGATGGAACAAATGATGCTTGGCTTGTAAATAAATTAGCCACAGGGAACGCATATTTCGGCAAAAATAGTTTAGTGTATACAGGTGTAGTGACCATTAGTTTTTATGCCAAAGCAGGTACATTAGATAGGATATTTCTATTTACTGCGGGAGATGCTGCACGATTTGATTTAGAGAATGTTACCGCTACTAGAGCAGGAGGCACACCAATTGCCCAAACAATTGAGTTGGTATCAGGTACTACGGATTGGTATAGATGTTCTATAACCATCAACAAGAACGAAACTAATAACCTGCTATTAAAACCACAAAACGCATCTAATCAAGATGCCGCAGGAACTATCTACATCCAAGATGCAATGCTCAATCAAGGTCTTGTAGCCTACCCATATAAAGAGACTACTACTGCTCCTGTAGCAGGTGGTATCTTGGAGGATATGCCTCGCCTTGACTATTCTAATGGTTCGTGTCCTGCTTTGTTGTTAGAGCCGAGTCGGACTAATGTTTTAGAGCATAGTGAGTACATATCTTCTGCTACATTTAGTTTTAGTAATATTTCATTTGATTATAACTCTGCATCATCTCCTGAAGGCAAAACAAATGCTACTAAATTAATTGTAACATCTGGAGGAGGTAACACACGATTATTTAAGCAAACAAGTGGTTCTGGAAGCCAAGTAGTTTCAGTATTTGCTAAAGCAGGAGAAAAAAACGCCATATCAGTTTCTTCATATACAGGAACTGGATATCTCTATGCAATGTACAATTTGACCAATGGAACGCTAATCAACTCTATTGCTGATGATACAGGTATTGAAGATATGGGAAATGGTTGGTATAGAGTATGGGTATATGTAGCCAACTCAACAAATAGATATGCACACTTATCAATAGGAGATTCAACTGATTCACCTGCTTACACTTTAAGTGCCACAGGAAACGGAAGCGATGGATTATATATATATGGCTTCCAAGCGGAGCAAGATGCGACCTACCCAACATCGTATATACCTACATATGGTGTAAGTCAAACGAGGTTAGGGGATACATTAGCAAATTTACTTGACATTTCTTCTTTTACATCTGCCTACAATACATTGTTCTTTGATTGGGGTGATATGGAAGGAAAATCAACATTTAATAGAGACATTGTTAGGGGATATGTTAATGATAATTTTTTACAATCATTTAGAATAGTTTCTTTGACAGATGGTAGGTTAAGATATCAAGTATATTCAAATACAAGCACTACCTCCGTAGACTACACCTGTACAACAAGAGACAAAGTAGCATTTGTTTTAAATGGGTTAAATTCTAAATTATTTGTTAATGGGTCTCTTGTACATACATATATTACTGAAGTTCCTGAAGGTTTAGAAATGTTAAATTACAATGGACTATCAAGAAATGTAACAAACCAATTCACAATCTTCCCAACTGCCCTAACTGATAGTGAGTGTATAGAACTAACAACGATATGAGATGGCTGAAAGCCTTATTTCAATATGATACTATGAAGCTAAGTAAGAATCTAACATTATCAGAGGCTACAAAATCGCATACTGCTATTAAGTATGGGATAAGCAATAAGCCTAGTGGTGATCATTTATCTAACCTAATCCAGATAGCTAACAAGATCTTCCAACCTATAAGAGATCATTTTAATGAGCCTATCATAGTGAGTTCAGGATATAGATCAAAGGCATTGAATGATCTGATCGGTGGTGCTTCAGGATCTCAGCACTCAAAAGGTGAGGCTTTAGATTTAGATGGATCAGTAGAGAATGCTTATATCTTTGAGTTCATTAAGAACAACCTAGAGTTTGATCAACTTATCTGGGAGTTTGGAGATGATGAGAACCCTGATTGGGTTCATGTATCTTATAAGTCAGAAAACAACAGAGGAGAGGTTCTAAGAGCCGTTCGCCAATCTGGAAGGGTAATATATAAGAGATGGGATTAAAGAAAGCTAAGAGCATATTTTTATATTCAGATTCTGAGCCTAATGAGATCCTGATCTCTTTATGTCATTTAATCTGCTTACCATTGAGCATATGTGCTGAGTATCAGGATCCGAACTATTGGCTGATTCTAGGAGCATTATTTGCAGGAGGGTTTCAATTGTGGGCAGTTCTGTATGATGGATCTCTTAGAAATAGACTAAGAGCGGTGAAATTGGCTTCTATAATTGCATTGGCTACGATAATTAACCTATCAATGGTAGGATTGATGGAAGGGAGTAGAACAGGATGGATCATTATATTCGCCTTTGCTTGTTGGAATGTGATCAGAGTAGAAAAAGAAAGAGCAGCAAGAAATGGATAGTCAGGTAATAATCACGATAGGCACAATACTTGCATCTGCAGGTATCTGGAAGTTTTTAGAATTTAGATTGAAACTCAAAACGGACTATAAAAAGGAATCTGTGCAGAATAGTGATGGTGTTCAATATCGTGATGATCTAAAGAATAGAGTTGCTAGATTGGAGCAGTTATTAGAGGAGAGTAATACTAAGGTATTAGAACTTACTGCTGAGGTTCATGCGCTGAGAACAGAGGTAGGTTTTTTAAAAAAAGAAAATGATAGACTAAGAGGATGATAGATAGAGTTACAAAGAATTGGAAAACTACGGCAGTAGGAGCAGTATTATTCGCAGCAGGTATTACATTAGTGGCTATGGAGAAAGCGAGTCTCACAGAGGCAGGAACTTTCTTTGGTGTAGCGTTTGTATTATTCTTTTCTAAAGACAAAATGAATGGATGATTTTGGAGATAGCTTTGCGGATTTTGTAGATGAGTTAGAGAATATGGAGCAACCTAGTTGCAACATTGATAACCCTGAAGATTGCGAAGCATGTGGATCGTAATAAGAGCAGTTCTAATAGGGCTGCTTTTTTGGTCTTGTGGTGCGAAGTATCACCTAAATCGTGCAATTGCAAAAGATCCTCAGATCCTAGATTCAGTTGCCCTGAAAGTGGATACTCTAATCATAACTCAAAAAGAAGAGGTTAGAGACACTTTAATTCTTGAGAAGATAGATACTATCACTTTAGAGAGAAACGGCATTAGAATTGATCTGAGAAGGGTATATGACACTATAGAGGTAGATGTTGAATGTCCTAGTGATACTATCAGGATCCAGAAGGAGATCAAAGTACCTCAACTTGTCTATCAGAAAAAGAACTTTGATAGGAAATATCTATATATCTTGATTATCTCAATAATCCTTTATACCTTCGGTCTTATTAAGTTACTTAAGTAATTATACTATATATATATTATATTATATATATTATACTATATTACTCTGAAAGAGTAACTAACTATAATACTATTATACTATATATTACTCTCTTACAGAGAGAAACTATGACTAGAAGACAGAAGAGTATAGCTATAGAGATGGATAAGTTAGAGGATGATTACAATAATCACTTCTTATCTCATTTTGGATTTCATGATGAACAGAGATCTGATCATTCTAATTTCTGGAAGTATTATCAAACAGAGCAGAGCGTATGACAATGAGAGAAGCACAGACTTTAGCAGTTAGCCTTAATGATAAGGGATATACTGCTTGGGCAGTTCAGGGGTTTAGCGTTAAGCTAACAATGAATGGAGTAGTATATGAAATAAAAGAAGCAGATGAGAGATCCTAACATTGATAGATATCTTCATGAGATGGCTATGTTATATCAGAACTTAGGTCTAGAATCAACTCCAGAGGAAAGGATCTATGCTAAGGAAGAAGAGAGAAGATACTTAGGTAGAATAGCAGAGATTGATTCAGAGTATGCTGAGAGATTAGGATATGACTGATCATACTAAAATAGAGATAACATTAGGTAAGATACCTAGCCTTAATAAATTCTACTCTTCACCTCATTGGACATTCAGATCCAGAGAGAAGACTAAATGGAAGGAGATCATTACTGATCAGTTAGATTATGACTTTCAATTTGAGTATTGCGTAATTACTGCAAAGGTCAATTACAGATATGATCTGGACAATTGCATAATGGCTATCAAGTTCACTCAGGATGCATTGGTAGATGCAGGAATGATAGCAGATGATAATAAGAAATTCATCAAGTCAGTCAGGATAGAACCTGCTTCTGACATCCCTAAGGATACATCAGTGATCCAGATAGAGGGAAAAATAATTCACAAACTTTTTTAATAATTCTTTGTAGTCTCAGATTTTATTCTTTTCTTTGAAGTATCAAAAGAGAGAGAGATATGAAAATTAAGATGACAACAAAAGAGATGACAGAAGGAACTAAATTCTATGTATGGACATATGAATCAACTATGAATGAAAGAATTTCATTAGGTGATGATGTTGATGCTCCTATTTATGATAGATATTCAGATTCATACGAAACTCTTAGAGAATACTACACAAGAAAAGAGTTGAACAGAACACAAGGAACTAGTATCCGTAAAAAGAAAGATGCATTACTAAAATTCGGATTTCTAGTAGAGTTTCAAGGAGTTAAAGGTTTCGCTTATTCAAATGGAGAGTGGAGTGATAGAGTAAATGGAATCATCATCAATACAGACAAAGGAGAGATCATCATTAACCAGAAGAACGAAAAATTCTTTATTGAAGAATAATAATCAAAGGGAGGGGAAACCCTCCTATTTAAAAACAGAGATATGAATACAGAGAACATTTATCAGATCATTGATGATCTAGAAGGATTCGCAGAGAGAGTAGGAAGCGAATGGATGAAGGAAAGACTAGCAATGCTAGAGGTGCACATTATTAATCAATCAAGTAAATAATCATGAAGAAAGCAAAAGTAGTTGCGGTTAATCCGCAGGGAGATTATCAGTTAAAGGATGGAAGAACTTTATATAAGTTCGCTCTAACATTTGACAATGGAGATTCAGGAGAATACTCTTCAGTTAAACCAGATCAGACTAAGTTCGTAGTTGGTATGGAAGCAGAGTATGAATTGAATGCTACTCAATATGGTAATCGCATCAAGCCTGTTTACAATCAGGGAGGTGGTTTCTCAGGTGGTGGATATTCTGGAGGTAGTTACTCTTCAGGAGGAGACACTAAGCAGAAGATGATCGTAAAGCAATCCTGTTTAAAAGCAGCAGTTGATCTCTTAAAAGACAAAGGTGCTAAGAGCACAGATGTTCTAAAGGTAGCAGACTCATTTGTGAGTTGGGTTATGGAAGATGATAAGAAGGAGACTACATATGATAATCACTTCTCTTCCAGAGAGGAAAAGATAGAGGTAGCAAATGCTATCGTAAACGGACAAGCAACAGATGATAACTTACCATTCTAGTTGATTGATTGTGTTAGGTAGAGAGGGGTAGAAATACTCCTCTTTTTTTTTCTCAGGATCTGAGATATTAAAAATGTTTGTTAAATTAGAGGGATGATACATAAACACATAATACAATCAAATAAGACTCTACGCTATCTAGAGAGAGCGAGAGAGGGTAAGATATCAGAGGCATCAAGATTTGGAGTAGGAGAGATAGATGATCACTTAAGATTCAAGAAGGGAAACTTCGTAGTGGTAACAGGACACGCTAATGTAGGAAAGACTCACACGATGACATACCTGCAATTACTACATACCTTAGAGAATGGAACTAGATGGCTGATCTATTCCTCAGAGAATGAGGTTCAATCCCTCCAGAGAAAGATCATTGAATTCCTAGCAGGAAAGCCAATCAATCAGATTGATGAACAGACATTCTGGAGACATCATGCTTTTGTAGAGGGACATTGGGCATTCATAGATTCAGAGTTGATCGTTAATGCTTTTGAGTTATTAGATATTGCTAGAGAGATATATGATGCTTGGGAGTTTCAGGGAATGATGATAGATCCTTATAACTCGCTAACGATTAAGAAGGAAGATGTAGGTAAGGGAATCACTACACACGAATATCATTACGAGGTAACAAGCCATATTAGAAAGTTCTGTAAGGAATATGGTGTAACTACGATAGTGAATACGCATCCTGCAACACAGGCCCTAAGACAAGTTCATAGAGGATCTCATGAATATGTAAATCATACGATGCCTCCTATGGCGAGTGATGTTGAAGGCGGTGGTAAATTCGTGAACCGCTCTGATGAATTCTTTGTGATTCACAGATACACGCAGCATAGTCAGGATTGGATCTTTACCGATATTCATGTGAGGAAAGTGAAGGAGTTAGAATCTGGAGGTAGACCTACACCATTAGATTTACCGATCAGGATGGAATCTACAAATGGAAATTGTGGGTTTAGAATAAATGGAATAAATTTGGTAACTAAAGAAAGACAATTAGATGGATCTCCATTTTGAAGGTAATAGGCTATACTATATGGAAAAGGAATCAGAGTTATATCAGGCTCTAGATTACCTAAGTAAAGAATTAAGTGATCAGGAATCAATGACTAAAGAACAGATGTGGGAGGTGTTTCATATCTGCGCTGATACTGCAGCAGTCTATAGACATATTACAGATTACTTTACGACTCTAGATAAAATGATCCTAGATGCTAGGGTTAAGAATGGGAAATTGAAGCAGGAGTTGTATGATCTGAAGAAAGAGAATCATAAATTAAATGAGATGTTAAATAGAGAGATGGATGGATTTTAAAAGGAAGATGCTCAACGGCCAAAGGTTTGAGATCAATGGTATGGAGTTCGTATGTATGGAGACTCATGCATATCTACAAACGAGAACCGATCAGGAAGAATCAGATATTGATGTAGGATCTAGTTATTACATAGTGAGAAACACATCAACAGGGAGACTACACAGGATCCCATTTCAAAGGATAATAGATAAAGAAAAAGAGATAACATGGAAGATTTAAGTAAAATATTGAAGGAGTATTATGATGAGATCAATCTGATCCCTAATAATACTAGAGAAACAGAACAGGTATATGCGAGATCAGCTATGATGGTCTCAATGAGAAAGTATATGACCTTGATGCAGATAGGCAGGATCTTTGATAAGAATCACGCTACAATACATCATGCAGTTAAGAATCACGAGATTAATCATGATTGGAGTGAGTTGTATAGATTCTACTTCTCAACTGCAACGCAGATGCTTCTGGATTGCCCTATTGAGAACATTCAAAGTGATAACAGATTACAGGCTCAGTTCACTAGACAGAAGATGAGAATTGTAGAACTAGAGTATGAAGTGCAGAAATTAACACTGAAGTGTCAAGAATTGAATGATAATTGCAGTATATTACGAAAACAAAATAAAAACTTTAAGGAGTTGATAAATGCAAATTGAATTTAGCCCTTTATATGGATTGATGTTTGGACTTAATTATGCTTACTATCCTGAGGATATTGAGCGTAAACCAATGCACCTGATCCAGATGGGGCTAGGTTTAGTTATGGTACAAATAACATGGGAAGAATAGAAACATTCTACAGGAAGAATTTCAAAAGACTCACAGGATTCATTAAGGAATATACTGATGGTTCTTATGAGATTGCATCTGACATAGTTCAGATGGTGTTTCTACGACTTTTAGAATTAGAGAGCGAAGGGAGAACCAACTTTTACGAGGAGGACTCCCTTAACTTTTTTTATGTCTATAGATCCTGTATCAATACGGCTCTTAAATACCAGAGAGCAAAGAAGAAGATCAATAAGGTATCTCTAGAGGATTTTGATATTGAAGATTACAAACCCTATCCAGAGGAGAAAGCAGCACTTGAGAAACTCATAACCTATATGGAGGATGAGATGAAGGAACTTCATTGGTATGATGAGAAGATGATCAGAATACATATGGAGGGAACGAGTATGAATCAGATCCATAGAGATACAGATATAGGTTTAACATCAATTAAGAATACGATCAAGAATGGCAAAGCAAGAATCCACGACAGACTCAGAGAAGATTGGGAAGATTTCGGAAACGGAGACTACGAAAAAATCTAAGAAGAGAGGCAGACCAAAGGGAAGTAAGAATAAGCCTAAGGGCTTAGGAGATACTATTGAGCAGTTCACAGAAGCTACAGGAATCAAGAAGGTAGTCAAGGCTATTGCAGGTGAGGATTGTGGATGTGATGAGCGTAGAGATGCATTGAATAAGTTATTCCCTTATAAGAAGGTTCAGCCTGAATGCTTAGAGCCTGATGAGATTGAATATCTATCTACAGGGATATTAAGAAAAAGCACACTTAAGTATCAGGATCGTGAGAGGATTGCTACGATTCACGCTAGAGTGTTTAACCATAAGTTTGACATACCCTGTACCTGCTCACCTAAGATCTGGATGCAATGGGTAAGAGAACTTCAAGAACTGCTAGATGCAACTAAGGAAGTATCTTAAGGAAGGGAGAAAACTTAGTGATGATAGAACCGCTATTTGTGTTGATGTAGGCAAATCAGGAGAAGCATTATTCAAGGAACTCACAGGAGCACATAAGTCTTCACTTGCTGATGACAAGAAGCATATAGACTTCTATTGGGGAGATATGAAGGTAGATGTCAAAGGATTGAAGAAGATGCATCATTCTGGATATATCCTTCTGGAGTTTATTAATGTCTGGGGAGGTCATGGATGGTGCAGTAAGAAGAGCAAGGCAGAATATATAGCCTTTCAATTTCCAGATGCCTTCTATATATTCAGGAAGAATCACCTGAGGAGAAGAGCATTAGATCTATGTGAGGAGTTTGATAGGTCTAAGGTCTTAAGAAAGAATTGGATTCCATATCAGGAAGCGATGTATAAGTGGGTAGGTAGATATAGCGCACAGGATGTGTTTACTTATCTGAAGATGGAAGATGTACAGGATCTGATCTTTGAGATCCTACCATATAAAATAGTAGAGAAATGATATTGATATTATTTGGGATAGGATTAGGTATTGCTCTTAATCAGATCAGATCACTCAATAGGAGAGTTGATGACTTGGAGACATTCATTGGAGAAACTTTTTTTGATGATGATGAAAAATAATTATTAAAATTCATTGTCAATTCAAATATCTTCCTTAGATTTGAATATCATTAAAAGAGAGAGATATGGAAATTTATTGCGCTAAATCAGGAAACACTTACAACATTGAGTTCTACGGAAACATAGAAGATAACTTCTATTCATTTGAGATCTTAGCAAATATTGATACTGAGAAAGATATTGTATTTATTGAGCCTTCTGATGATTTGAATAAATTCTTCAAAAAAGAGATCATTGAATTGATGAATGCAAGAGGTAGAAAGCAGGTAGTTTTTGAATAAATAATCAAAGGGAGGGGGGAACCCCTCCTTCATTTAAATAAGAGAGAGATGAAAAAGATTGATTGGAATAAGGTAGCAGTAGTTGCATTCTTGCAGACTATGGTCATTCTAGGAATGGTTGCTATGATAGCAGTATTTGAATTAGTAGAAATCTTAACCTGTTACTCATGTTAATGTTAGATGGTGCTGACTACGATCAGCAATGGTTAATAGATAAAGCCAGAGGTGATGAGTTCTATTATGGAGCATTGAATAAGATAGCATTATCCTCTTCTAGTTGCAAGATGCTTCTAGATAGTCCTAAGACATTCTATAATGTTCAGAAGTATGGATCAGTAGAATCATCACCTGCTCTTCTAATGGGAAGGGTTATTCATGTGATGATCTTAGAGCCTCAGAACTTTGATGATATCTTTGAGGTAGTAGATGTTGCTTCTAAGAATACTAAAGCCTTTAAGGAGGCTCAGTTAGATAATCCTAAGACTTGCATCACTAGAAAGGATAAGGAAGCAGGAGATCGTATGGCTGATGCATTTAATAGGAATGAATTAGCATTGAGTTATCTATCAGGATCTGAATGTGAAGTTCCTATGGTAGATCTAGTTGGAGGATTCCCCTTTAGAGGCAAAGCAGATATCCAGAGAGGAGGAGAGATCATTGATCTTAAGACAACCACAGATCTAAAAGCCTTCAAATATTCAGCAGATAAATATGGATATGATCTACAATGCTATATCTACTGCAATCTATTCAAGACCTCATATAAGGACTTCACATTTATAGTATTAGATAAGTCATCTACAGATATAGGAATCTATGATGTATCAGAGGAGTTCTATAAGAGAGGAGAAGCAAAGTTCAATAGAGCAATATCTTTGTACAGAGATTTCTTCGTTAGAGGTCAGGATCTAGATACTTACACAATTACAGGAACATTGTGAAAAAGCATACTAAGATCTATATGAAGCACTTCAATTATGTTCTGGATGATTTCATTCCCTGTGAGATCTGCGGAGGCAGAGCAGTTGATATTCATCATATAGAGAATAGAGGAGCAGGAGGTGCTAAAGACAAGGACAGAATAGAGAACCTAATGGCTCTATGTAGAGCAGATCATATTAAGTACGGAGATGTACCTGATAGAGTTCAATGGTTAAAGGACATACATGAACAAAGGATGAATGGAGGTAGGTAGATATTGGGCGGGAACCAACGGAGTATCTATACTGCAAGGGGGGTTCAACTCCCCCCCATCCTACAAAATCAATTACTATGAATAAGATGAATCAGTTCCTACGCATAGCAAATGCGAGACTAAAGAAGGTGTATCCTAACAAGATGCAGAGAAAGGCTTGGGCTGCTAATATGTGGCGCAGGTATGTTGAGAGACAGAACATAGAACACGACCTTTAATGATACAAGTAAGGGTATAAACTGACCTTTAATAATACATTGTCAGGATATAGCTTGACACCTTTAAAACCAAAGAGAGATGAAAGAAGATGAGATATTATTTATAGATGCTAAATGTAAATACAAAGGAAAGGTTTATTATTTAGATGAGATTGTATTTAAGTATCAAGGCTCATTGCAGTATTGGAATTATCTGGAGTTGAATAAGAAAAGAAATATCTTAGAACCTGTTCAATTGTATGATGTGAATATAAAAGCAAGACTTGGTTTCGCTAATAAAACAAAAACTTATAGAACTGCTATTAAGACTGAAAAAGAAATAAGAAATGTTATTACAGGTCAATACAATTAAAGATTGCAACTGCAATACTACAGATATAGTAGATCTATGTCTAAGAGATTTAAATCAAAATGGAATAGAAAATGACTGAGTTTGAATTATTCAAGCATGGAGTAAAGCTAATGGCTTTGTATCAGGTAACTCTAGAGCAGATGGATCTGATGAAGGGAACACCTATATACTCGCAGAGGGTAAAGCAGCAGATGAATACTCTAGAGAAATCTATAGAGAGAATGATCAGAGAGCCTATGAGTAAGTTAGATGGCACTGATGAGATGATGATGAATGACATACAGAATAAGGTAGAGATGATTCTAGACTTATCTCTGGAAGAGATAGCACAACTCAAAGCAGTCATTGATAAATCAAGAGATGAGTAAATCTAGTCTCATACTAGTCAATAGGAATAACTATCATAAACTACTAGAGATTATGATACAATTAGATCAAAGAAATAAACTTGCTCCCCATGAGAGGGAGTTTTTGCGTAACTTAGTTGAGTATTAAAAGGTTATATAATTATGGAAAGAGTAGATATTAAGCAAATTAGATCAAACCCTGACAATCCCAGATTCATTAAGGACTATAAGTTTGAGAAGTTAGTGAAGAGCATAAAGGAATTTCCTGAAATGTTAGAACTTCGTCCTATTGTAGTGAATCAGGATATGATTGTATTAGGAGGTAACATGAGATTAAAGGCTTGTGAAGAAGCAGGACTAACAGAAATACCTGTAATATTTGCAGACAAACTTACTGAAGATCAACAGAGAGAATTTATTATTAAAGACAACTCTTCATTCGGTGAATGGGACTGGGATTTAATAGCTAATGAATGGAATGCTGATCAGCTAGAAGATTGGGGTATAGATTTGCCTGTTCTGTTAGAAGAGCCAGATATGGATGATCTTATTGCAGATGCTAAAAGCAAACCTGCAACAATGAAGATTACTTTTGATTCCCCTGAACAACTACAGAAGGCAGAGATAGACATTCAGGAGTTGATTGATAGAAAATATGAGGGAGCATACTTCTCAGTAAGTGCAGGAGAGATATGAGATTAGAGAAAGCCTCAAGAAAGGCAGTAGATTATGCTTTAATGAAATTTCATTATGCTAAAACTATTGCCCCCCGTGCTCATGATAATGCATATTCTGTATTTAATGGAAATGGAGAATGGTGTGGTGTTATTTGTTTTGGAATGGGAGCAACTCCACAGATTGGATCTCCATATGGATTGAAACAGGGTGAGGCAGTTGAATTAATTAGAGTCGCTCTTAATGGTAAACAAGAGACAACATCAAAAGTAATTGCATTAGGTTTGAAATTATTAAAGAAACATAGCCCATTGGTTAGATTGGTGATCTCGTATGCTGATAAAGGTCAGAATCATAAAGGAACAATATATCAAGCCACTAATTGGTATTATGTAGGAGACTCAGATTCTTCAGGTATGGAATATTTTGTTGATGGTAAATGGAGACATGCTAAAGCGATAAAACCACATATTAAGAAGATTGCTAAGAAAAGAAAATCATCTGGAAAGAATAAATATATCTATCCTATTGATAAATCTCTTAAATCATTATGTGAGGAATTAAAAAAGCCATACCCTAAAAAAGATATGGCCTTAGAGCGATAGGATGGATTTGCACCTCACCTTCTAGCTGGATGCCAGATGTGCTACTATTACACTACTATCGCATAACATTAATGCAATATAACATAAGATATTGAATATGGCAAATAATGACATAACAAAAAAGGCAATGATTGATGCTTTAGAGAAATCTCTAGGTATTGTAACATCTGCCTGTAAGTCAGTAGGTATCTCAAGAGAGACTCACTATAGATGGATGAGAGAAGATGAGAAGTATAAGGATGCAGTAGATGATCTATCTAATGTTGCTCTAGACTTTGCAGAATCACAATTACATCAGCAGATAAAGGGAGGGAATCCTAGTAGCACGATCTTCTATCTAAAGACTAAGGGTAAGAAGAGAGGATATATTGAGAGACAGGAGATAGCCCATGAAGGGCTGAAGACATTCCAGATAGAGGAAGTGGATGAGCAAGATCCGAGTTAATAAAGTCTACGGACATCTTAAGAGATCAGATAAGAAGATAGTAGTAGAACAGGGAGGTACTCGCTCTGGAAAGACATACAACATCCTCTTATGGATTATCTTCTACTATTGTGGGGAGAATGTAGGTAAGACTATTACAATCGCTAGGAAGACATTCCCTGCAGTTCGCTCCTCAGTCATGAGGGACTTCTTAGATATCCTAAAAGGATCAGATCTATATAGAGAGGAGAATCATAACAAATCCAATTCAGAGTATATACTAAACGGCAATCTAGTAGAGTTCATATCTATGGATCAGCCACAGAAGATCAGAGGTAGGAAGAGAGATCTGGCTTTCTTAAATGAGGCTAATGAATTGACCTTTGAGGATTGGCAACAAATTGTATTCCGTACCAACGGCAGGATCATTCTGGATTACAATCCTTCAGATACATTCCATTGGATTTATGATAGGGTAATACCAAGAGATGATGCTGACTTCTATCAAACGACATACCTAGATAATCCATTCCTAGATCAGACTATCATAGATGAGATAGAGAGACTAAAGCAAACAGATGAGCATTATTGGAGAGTCTATGGATTAGGTGAGAGAGGAACGAATAGAGCACAGGTGTTCCAATTCACAACTATCCAACAGATTCCTGTTACTGCTAAGTTTCTTTCCTTTGGTCTTGACTTTGGATTCACTAATGATCCTTCTGCATTGGTGGGATGTTATCAGGAAGGAGATAATCTTTATTTTCAGGAATTACTATATTCAACTAACCTAACTAATCAGGATCTGAATAGAGAATTCCAGAAGTTGGATATAGGGAGATATGATGAGATCTTTGGCGATTCCTCAGAGCCTAAGAGTATAGAGGAACTACATAGAATGGGATGGAATATAAAACCTACTCAGAAAGGAGCAGACTCTGTTAATGCAGGGATTGATATGTTAAAGAGATATAAGATCCATATCATAGGAAGTAATCTCATGAAGGAGATGGAGAATTATAAATGGATGGAGGATAAGAACGGAAATCTATTGAATAAGCCAGAGGATAAATACAATCACCTCATTGATGCATTGAGATATGGGGTATATAATAAACTAAGCAAACCTAATTATGGGAGATACACAATCCGTTAGCATAGAGATTCCAGAGAATCTATCAGATGTGAAGTTATCTGTATACAAGAAATTCATACTTATGGCTAATGAGGAGAATGGTGATGAGATAGCTTTATATCAATTCTGTGGATTGACTCCTGCTCAACAGGAAGGAATGAAGAAGAAGGATCTGGATCTGATCAGGAATCAAATAGGAGAAGTATTATCTGAGAAGCCTAACCTGATAAAGACATTCCAATTCAAGGGGAGGGAGTATGGCTTTCACCCTAAGATAGAAGATATCTCTATGGGGGAGTATGTTGATCTAGATACATATCTAAAAGAGCCATATAAGAACGCTGAGAAGGTTTTAGGTGTATTGTATAGACCTATTACCAAGAAGGTATTTGGAAGGCATAGCATTGAGAATTATGATCCAGAGGTGCATGATGGCTTAGGCTTTCAGGATCTATCTGCTGACATCTTTCTAGGTTGTCTGCTTTTTTTTTATCGTATCGCAACCA